AGACACCCTTCCCCTTTCCTAAGCTCTCTCTCTCCCCACGAAACCCAGCCGAATCGAATCGAAACGCGCGCGAATCTCGCCGAACCGATCACGGACGACCTCGAGGACGACGGCTACCACCCGGCACGCTTGGAAACCCGGCCCGACCCGAACGTCGTCGGCAGCCTCGGCGACGAGTGTCTCGACTGGCTTGACCGGTGGCTGGACATGCGTATGTGGACGTGGCAGCGGCACGTCATCCGGCGAGCTCTTGAGGTCAAAGAGGACGGCGAGCTGCGCTGGCCCGTCGTCGTGCTGACCGTTCCGCGACAGTGCGGTAAAAGCTGGCTGTCTCGCGGCGTGATGAGCTGGCGACTCTTCCAGGGCGACCGGTTCGGCGAGTCGCAAACGCTCCTCCACGTCTCATCCAACCGGATGATTGCTCGCGAGATTTGGCAGATGAGCGCGCGCATCCTCGAGGCGCAGGCCGGAGCGAAAGTACGCCAGGCTAACGGCCAAGAATCCATCGAGCTGCCCGACGAGTCTAAGTGGATGATTGCCGCAGCGAACATGACGGCCGGGCCGGGCCTAAGTATCAGCATGGCGTTCGTCGATGAGGCGTGGCACGTCGACGAGACCGTCGTCGTCTCGGGGATCATGCCGACAATGCTGCAGCGCACCAGCTCGCAGCTCTGGCTCGTGTCGACCGCGGGCGAGTCGTCGAGCGACCTGCTGCGAAACTTCCGCGAGCAGGGCATCGCCCAGCTCGACGACCCAGAGAACGCCGACGTGCTCCTGATCGAGTGGTCGGCCGCGCCAGACCTGCTCGACGATGACGAGGCAGCATGGCGCCAGGCCTCGCCAATCTGGACACCCAAGCGACGCGACCAGGTCGCGGCGTTCCACCGGATGCAACCGCCGAACGACTTCGCCATGCAGCTGCTCAACCGATGGGTGACGAGCGCGACCAGCTGGCTGCCCGAGACGGCGTGGACCAATTGCTCGAGCACCGACGACCTGCCGACAAATCACCCCGGCGCGCTAGCTATTGAAACGAGCGTGCAGGGCTTGCCGATCGGAGCCGTGTTCGCCGTCCGCGACGATGACGGCCGCGTCCACGTCCGCGCCCACGTCGAGACGAGTCACCGTGGTATGTGGGACTGGATCGGCCGCCTCGCCGAGGATCGCCGCGGCCTCGTCATTCTGAAGCATCAAACCGTCCGCGTGCCGCCAGTGAAGTACGCGACGATTGTCGACGTCAAGTCCAGCGACCAGGTTGCCGGGTACGGGCCGACGCGCGCCGCGATCATTGCCGGCGACATCCGCCACAACGACAACCAGGCACTGACCGAACAGGTCCTCATGGCCAGCGCGTTCCAGTCGCGCGACGGACACTCGCAACTTTCGCAGCGCGCCAGCGAGGGGCCGATCTACCTAGCGCGTGCGATGGTCTGGGCCGCCGGGCACCAGCTCGCTCCGACTGGTCGACGTCGTCACCTGGTCGCGTCGTCGCGCTAGAATCGGAGAGCTGCGGCGGGACCAACATTTGCGTGGGCGGATGCTGCGCCGCCGTCGCAGCACCTGCTACCCTCGGCCCGTGGTTCCCTCCACACCGCCGCGGCATCGCTGCCGCGGCGGCCTTGAGGTATCCACGGCTGGTACCTTTCGACTCGTGAGCATTGCCGGCAGATTATTTGGCGAGGACGTCGCCCCCGTAAAGGCGAGCTACGTCACGTACCCCGGCCCGTCGTATGCCGGGGACTACGCGACGATGCGCGTCACCGGCCTTACGCGAAACACCGCGATGGGGATCGCCGCGGCATCTGCCTGTCGGAACCTGATCGTCAACACCGTGGCGCAGCTCGGCGTTGACCGGTACCGCGGCGCTACCAGCCTCGGGCAGGGCTGGCTCCTCACGCAGCCCGACCCGTCGACGACATGGGTCGACACGATCAGCGGCACCGTTGACGATCTGATCTGGTACGGCGCAGCGATCTGGATCATCCTCGCCCGCGACGGCATCGCGACGCGCGAGAATCCCGGCGGCCTACCCGTCCGCGCGCGACGAATCCCCATCACCGATGTAGACGTCGTCATGAGCGACCGCCTCACCGACTACCAGCAGATTGTCGGCTACCGCATCAACGGCACCACGCTCGACCCGCACCAGGTCGTCTACTTCAACGGACCCAGCGAAGGCGTCCTACAGTTCGGCGCGCGCACGTTGTCGCAGGCGATCCAGCTCGAGGACGCCGCTAACCGGTTCGCCAGCGTCGAGCTGCCCGCGGGCGTCCTGCAGAACGTCGGCCACGAGCTCGGCCAGGACGAAGCCGCCGAGGTCGTCGAGGCGTTCCAGATCGCGCGCCGCACCAACGCGGTCGCGTTCCTCCAGAACGTGGAGTATACGCGCGTCGACTTGAACCCGGCCGACCTGCAACTGGTCGACGCGCGCGCGACAGCAGCGACCGACATCGCCCGCCTCTTCAACGTCCCAGTGACAATGATCGGCGCATCCCCGACCGGGAACAGCTCGGCGCTGCTCTACTCCAACGTTTCGCAGAATACGGCGCAGTTTGTGCAACAAGGCTGCGCGCCATACATCAACACCATCGAGCGCACCCTCAGCCTGCCGAACGTCACGCCTCGAGGACAATCTGTCCGCTTCGACGTGAACGCTTTCCTGCGAACCGATCCCGAGGCGGCCGCCGCGTACGTGCTCGGCCTCGTCTCCAGCGGCATCATCGACCAGGCCGAGGCGCGCAGCTATCTCGGCATCCCCGCCGTAGGCCAGACGGCCCTCGACCTTACACCCGGAGTGATCTAACGTGCTCAAGTTTGACATTGACGTCAGAACCGCCGAGGCGGCCAGCCGGACCATTACCGGCGTAGCAGTTCCGTACGGCGAAACCGCGAACCTCGGCGGCACCGTCTACACCTTTACAGCTGGCAGCCTCACCCAGGCACGCCCGCGGACGCCGCTGCTGCTCGGCCACGACCGCAACCGCCCGATTGGCGTCCTCGTCGACCTCGTCGACACGCCCGGCGGCGCGCTCGCCCGCTTTAGCGTCGACGCTGGCCCCGAGGGCGACCTTGCCCTAGCGCAGGCAGCGAGCGGCAGCCGCGGCGGCCTCAGCATCGGCGCCGAGATCATCAACGGCACCACCGACGCCGACGGCGTCGTTACCGTCACCGCCGCCAGCCTGCTCGAGGTCAGCCTCGTGTCAATACCCGCATTTGCTGGCGCTGACGTGATGCAGGTCGCCGCGAGCGACAAACCAGACGAGTCCGCAGAGGACGACGAAGAGCCAACCATCGAGGACGAAGCCGAGGCGACCGCCGAGGACGAGAAAGAGGACGACATGCTCGAGAACGAGACCGTCGCTGCAGACCTTGCAGCCATCCCCGCAGCAGCAGCTGCCCGGCCAGTCATGGCAGCCGACACGTACATCACGGCCATGGTTCGCGCGATGAAGGGCGACCAGAACGCGGCCCGCATGATCGAGGCCAGCCTCGACGTCATCGACACCGCCGCCATCGTCGGCCTCGTGCCGGACCAGTACCTGCGCCAGATCATCGGCGGCCTCGCCGACGAGCGCCCGCTCGCCAACAACGTGCGCCGCGCACCCCTGCCCGCCGAGGGCATGAAGCTCTACAAGCCGATCTGGACGACGACGCCCGAGGGCGGCTGGATCAGCGAGTCCGATCCGACGCCGTCCAACGCGATCACCATCGGCAACCACGAGGTCGAGATTGAGCAGTGGGCCTACGGCGTCTCGATGACCGTCGCCAGCCTCGAGCGCGGGTTCGGCGTCGGCGAAAGCGTGTTCCGGCAGATCATCCTCGACTACTACGCCGCCGTCGAGGCTAAGCTCTCTCTGGCCATGACGAACGCGGCCGATGCAGTCGCCGCTGGCGCGACGATCCTCGCCACCATCGGCCTGCAGACCGCCGCGATCTACAAGGACTCGGGCCGACGCCCGACGACCGCGTACATGGCTGGCGACGTGTGGGCCGAGCTGCTCGCAACCGAGGCTAGCCTGCCGTTCACGGGCGGCCAGACCACGGCGAGCGGCATCGCGGGCCAGATCGCTGGCCTCGACATCGTCGTCACCGGAGCGCTCGCCGACGGCACGCTCGTCTGCGCCGACCGGAACGTGATCGAGCTGCGCGAGAGCGCGCCGCTCCAGCTGCGCGCGAACGCGATCGGCACGATGAACGTCGAGCTTGGCGTGACGAGCTTTGCCAGCTTCGACGTC